CTGCTTCCAAGTTACCATTGAACTCTTCAACACGTTCTTCAAAGGTCTGATCAGTCTGAACTTGTGGTTCAGCATTTTCAACAATCTCTTCTTCAATCCTCTCCTCAAAGTTGGTCTCATCAGGACCAATGTCAGGGCGTTCTTCCTCAGAATCACCAGATGCTTCTGGTGGTGGAGTCTGCTGCTGTTGCTCCTGTTGCTCACCACCTTCTGCACCACCAGTCTGTGGTGGTTGAATCATAGGTTGTGACTCTTGCTTAGGTTTCTTACAATAAGCATACAGTGCCTTTGCTGCTGCTACTGCATCCTCAAAGGTCTCAGCATCACCAATCTGTTTGATGATATCCATCTCATCATCATAGAGAGGGATGTCAACATAATCACCAATCTTGAAGTACAGGTTGGCACGATCTGCCAGGTTCATATCATCAACATTTTCATCCTCAATACAGAAGAAGTCATCCCTTGCCAGTTCTTTGTAACCAGCATTGAATGATTTGAATAGACCAGGATACTTACGTTTCATAAGTTTCTCAATGCGTGCGTCCTCTGTCACATTGACAAACTGTTGGGGCACAGTTCCTTCCCAACTCCAATCATCAGGAGTGAACAATGCGTGTCCTACTTCATGACCCACAAGCATATCATAGACACTGTTGGAAGCACGTTTCCACATTGGCAGGGTCAATACCCTAGTCTCAACATTGAACTGTGCAGTTGCAACCTGCTTATGCTCAACCACAAGGTCCTCAGTAGCAAGCAACTTTGCTAGCTGGGACTTGACTTCATAGTTGACTGGCATAGTGTCTCTTGCTTATGTGAATAGTCTACATCATCCAGGAGGTTTTCAAACCCCTTGCAACCACTTCCTAAACTGTCACACGCACCAACCCCCCACACTTATTTAAGGTGCAGGGGGCTTTGGTCTTGAACTCCTTTTAAGGTTTTTTGCTAGTTCTCAGTTAGGATGTGTCTGCAAAATCTCCTTGCTTGATGGTCTATTATACCACATTCAGAGATGCACTGGAAGTAATCGGAAACTTGGTCGTATTTCTCATTTTGAGTGTTTTTTTGATCCCACTTCCAGGATGCTAGTTCATTATGTGATATTAGGTTGTGCATGATAACCTCCTCATCTCACTATCAATATTTAGTCATCGTATGCTAACTTAATGTATTTTCTGTTACATTTAACTTCTTCTTCAAGAACTTTAATGCTTCTTTACGTTGCCTAACTGCCTGTGGTTTTAGGTGAACTTTCTGGATCTTCTTGGAGTGATGCTGCCAGTTTGGAGTGTTCATTGAGATACCTGTCAGATGCAGGGTCGGTTATTAGGGTCATAGTCTTACTGAATTCTGCCCCCATGTCAACAGGGCGTCTAACAAACTTGCCGTAGGTCATGGTTCTATCCTGGAAAAGTTGCCTTGTTTCTCAAATTTAATCACATTATCAAACTTATCTTCAAGACCTTCCTTGTGAGAGATAACAAAGATGTTAGCATCTTTGATTACAAATCTAATAATTTTAAGGAACTCTTCTGTACCAAACCCATCAAGAGATGAGTCAAAGACTTCATCCATGATAAGAAGATTGGTGTTTACAGAGTTCTTCATCCTAGCAATCTCTCTCCAAGTAAAGAGTAAAGCAAGATCAATTCTCATCTTCTCTCCTTCTGAGAAAGAAGAGTATGAGAAATCTTCATGAATAGGTGACTCAATAGTTTCAGTGAATTCTTCATCAAGTTTAAAGTTGATGTAAAAATCCATCATCTGCAAATACTTGTTTGCTTGTTGATTGATGACTGGAAGATACTTCTTGATGATCTGGGTTTTTACTCCTCCATCTTTTAGGAGGTTGTATGTGAAATCAAGATAAGTAATCTTCTCTTTCTTGTCACTTATACTCTCAAAGGTGTCTTGAAGACTGACTCTGAACTGTTCTAGTTTTTCATGTTCAGTATTTCTGTCTGCAATTTGACTGGTAATAGTTTGAATTTCTTGTTCAATTCTTTTGATTTGTTTTTGACACCCATTGATATGAGAATTGTTTTGAGTAATGCCATTAAGTAACTTTGTGAGATCTCCTGAGATTTGCTTGAATTGAGCCTCTCTTTCTTCTTCACTTTTAATTGCCACAAGGAGTTCTTGATAACCCTTTTGCAATTCTGATGCTTTATTTTGAGAGGAACTAATTCTATTTAAGCGAAAGTTCTCTTCAATGTCCTGCTCACAGGTTGGGCAAACCCTATTTTCTGAAAAGAACTTGTGCTCTTTCACAATAGCATTAATCTTTCCAGAAAGTCTGCCTTTAATGTTACTAAACTCTACAAGTTTACTTTGTGATCCTTGAAGAGAGTTCATCTTCTCTTGAAGAACAACTACTTCTTTATTGATACCATCATTTCTATGCATGTAATCATTCTCTTCTGTGAGGAGAGAAGCAATTCTATGCTCTTTGTAACTAATATCTTCCTTACTTTGATTCTCAATCTGTTCAATAAAGTTCTTTTGCATATCTACTTTATCTTTCAGACTCTCTTTCTTCAATTCAAGAGTTCTGACTTCATCCTTAACAAGACGAATCCTCTGCTTTACAATCTCATTCATAGAGGAGAAGATCTTGATATCCAACAGATCTTCTACAACCTCTCTCCTGCTATTGCAAGGCAGCTGCATGAAGGGAACAAAAGAACTACTACCTAGAATAACAATCTGTGTGAAAGACTTGTAGTTCATCTTCAACACATTTTGTTCCAACCACTTCTGCTGGTCAATAGCAGAAGCATTCTGATTCATTTCCTCACCATCTCTATATAACTTGAAGATGTTAGGTTTGATACCTCTCTCCACCTTCCAGTCAATATTGTTTACAGTAAACTCAATCTCTACAAAACAGTTCTTCTCATTTGTAGTATTGATCAGTTGACCTTTGTTAATCTTTCTGAATGACTTACCATACAAAGAAAAGGTAAGGGCATCCAAGATGGTGCTCTTACCTGCTCCATTGCTACCAATAATCAGTGATGTAGGGGCATCATCTAGTTTTACAGTTGTGGGATGATTCCCTGTACTCAAAAAGTTCTTCCAGGTAATGCTCTTAAAAATTATCATCAGATTTGTCTGGTGGGATCACAATGTCATTTTTGGATATAATAGCATACCTATGTCCATGTGTCTCACAGGTATGAATCATTAAGTCACTTTCTATTTCTATTACATGCATCAGAGGATAATCTAGTTCCTCTAACTGCATAGAGTATCTCATAGCATCATCTTCTTCTTCAAAGATGTAAAGGACTTGTTCTCCTTCATCATCTAATACTGAGTATGCTCCATCCTTTTCTTTACCTGCTACTGTAATTATGTACATACTTCACAAGCTTCCTCATAGACATCCTTGATGAGAGACTTCACCATTGATTTATCAAGAGCAAATTCTGCTTCCTCAATATATCTATTCAGGATTGAAAAGGTGTCTTCTGTTTCCAAGTCTTCACTTTTGGTGAAGTATCCATGATTGTAATCATAGTTCTCTACAATCTTCAAGTCTGCTACTTTGACATCATAGAGTTTATCAACAAACTTTTCAAAGGCAGCAGTATCTGACTTGTTCTTCACAATCACCTTAATGATCTTGTTGTGATAAGGTGTAGCATCAAACATCTGATATGGAGTGTCATCATAGTAGATGTTGTGGAAGAGTCTGAATGGGTTATTGATGTATTCAAATTCCAAATCATGAGTGTTTAAAATGATGAAACCTCTGTCATCATTCACATCATTCCAGAACATCTCATAGGGATTGCCTATGTAGAAGATTCGTCCATCATTTGACCTTGTATGGTAATGACCCGAAAATACCCTGAGGAACTTCTGATATAGTTCGCTTTCCATACCATGGTCCATGACGAGTCCTTTATGAGGTTTAAATCCATTGAGTTCAAGGTGCCCCATCGCACAGTGGCAAGTTGAATCTTCAATAAATTTAAAAGTCGCTTCTTGATTGTCTTCATTAATCCAGGGAATAAAAAGGATAGGTGTTTCATCAACAACTACCTCAGTTGCTTCTGAATATGTTATCACATTGTCATATTCATTGAGGAGAAGATCAATAGAGTTAATGTTGTTGGTGTTCTTATAGTAAGCATCATGGTTTCCCACCATCAAATGCATGGTGATATTTCTTTCTTTGAGTGGATCAAACACCACTCTCTTTGCCCATTCTAGTGCTTTAAACTCAATGCCCTTTCTACTATCAAAAGCATCACCCATGTGAATCACAGTGGTGATACCTTCTTTGTCTAGTGTAGGAAAGAATACTTCATTGTAGAATTTTTCAAAATAATCATGAAACAACTTGGAACCTTTGCGTGCCCCATAGTGTGTGTCAGTAATAACTGCAACTCGCATCAGTTCCTCAATTTACTGTGGACAGCATCCTTGATAGAATTGTACTCGCTATAATTGCTGCTGTCAAGATCATTGGAGTCAAAGACCTCATCAAAGTTGGTCTTCTCTAGAATCTTGTTCTTGATTTCAAGTTGCTTCTTCTCTTGTTGAATCCTTCTCAGGAATGCATAGTAGATAATTTGAGTGAAGTATGCAAAAGGATTCTTAGACTTATCTGGATTAAAGTTATGGATGTATCTTACACAGTTTTCAATACCATCACAAATCATATCATCTTTGAACATGTAGTTCACAAAGTTTGGTTTGTATGACAGATGGTTAGCAATCTTCAAGAAGCATTCACCAATATACCTGGGAATCTGTGGTTTAGGATTACCTTTTTCCTTTGCTCTTTCAACATCAATAGCATACTGTTCTAGGGCAGCCAAGAAATCCTTATTGTTGACATAGTGCTCTGATTTCTTTGGTCTTGCCATAGTAGTATAAGAAAAGGGCATAATAATCATTTATCTACTGGAATTATTATAACAGGAAAACAAAACGTTGACAACTATACACTTTACCAGTAGACTAGGTTTGTTGCCTTTGAAAGATAAGCCTTAGCTAGATTTATAGAGTTTCTCTAAGACCTCTTTTGCATCTTGAACAGAGGAGAGATATCCCATCTTTCTATCTATCTGAGCATGATTACCTTTATGCATCTTTCTTATATAATCCTGGTAATAAAGAATCATTTCAATGTCTTCTGATTCAGACATAGTTAGAACATCATCTATGTTTACGATAAACATATCTTCTTTGGTTGACTTCAACCATGGTTCAAATTTATGTCCTACTATTGTTCCTCTTAACTTTACTTCTTCAACCACAATAGGGTTTGATACTAGAAGCATAGTTCTATCATCATCTACTTCTGCTGCTACCTTGGCAAAGATCTCATCTCCACCTTTGAACTTGATTGTACAATAGAAATCATCTTCTAGCATACACTCCCTCCTAGTCTTTTATGTTGACTGATATGATGTCATAATTGAATTGCTCTTGAACATAAATTTTCACTCTCTCAATAAAATGATTCAGTGTATAATTCTTTCTTGATCCCAAAGTTAGATCATCAGCAATATCATATAGTTTTGCTTTCACTTTGTCTTTGCCTTTTCTTAGGACTCTACCAATACTCTGTAAGTTACGAATACGAGATTTGGATGGAGAGGCAAATATTACATTGTGTAGATTCTTGATATTGATTCCTGTACTGAATGTTCCATAAGAAGCAACAATGATTGCATCATTCT